TCTGGATTACATGTTCGCGATAATCGCGTCGCCAAACTCTGAACATTTCAGCAGCTTAGCGCCTTCCATCAGACGTTCGAAATCGTAAGTTACGGTTTTCGCGTTGATCGCGCCTTCCATACCTTTGACGATCAGGTCTGCGGCTTCGAACCATTCCATATGACTCAGCAGTATTTCATGAATTCAATCATGACGCATTGATTTTTAAGTAAAAAAATCAGAAATAATGCTCTCGTCACACATTTTTATCCGCAGGCTAACCAGTTGATTGTATTTAATTATTTTTGGGTTTTGATAACCATTTTTCAGTTGAAGAAATTATCTTCCTCTTGAGTACGCCAAATCAAAGGTGTTTTTAAATCACTCATGTTATCCATAATAATCAAATGCATACATTAATTTTTCGCCACTAAACCGTAATTTTCACATAAAATTAATCAATGACTTACGGTTATCGAAAGGTCACAATGGCGAAGGTTTTAGCGAAGATACCATTCATTTTACGTAGAAGATGATCTATAAATACTTAATATTTATTCATATCGAGTGATAAGTTATGGGTTTGTTCCATAAAGATTTTTTTGATAAGGCTTTTGATGACGAATTTGCTTTCCTCGGAAAATCCAGCGGCCAGCTTATGACCGAAAGTACAAACGGAGAGCTTCTTGTCGATGGAACAGAGACTTACAACTTAGCTCAAACACATAAAAATGATTTGCACATGATGATGCGTTGTTGCGAATCCGAGCTAAAAAAAATGGATTTAGTTGGCTTAGTGGCTGCCCCATTTTACTTTGAGAGAGTAGCAATTTTAGCCAGGAAGGACAAAAACTATTCTTTAGAAATAGAAATTATTGAGAAATACATTAGCTCGATTAGAAAGTTCTATAATGAAAATGGGCTTCAATTGGGTGAAGGGGTGATGGCTGGCCCGAGATATAAAGCCATCGAAGGAAGGTTATCTAAAGCTCATGAACTACTACTGAAAAATCCATAGTTATCCGTCATGGGGGGCGGAGGTTCAAATCCTCTCGTGCCGACCAAAAAAAACACTGAAAACCAGCCTCTTACGGCTGGTTTTTCATGTTTAAAATTTATACGGGGAATCATTAGGGAAAAATGGGGGAATAACCCCCGACAACGATAAAATCGTATAGGCCCATAATAATTATACGCCCTTTGACTTCCAAGTATTTATCTCAAATAAGACAGCACAATCCCCTTCATCATTCCAAACCGCCGAATTTAACCCCCAATAGAAGGTGAATTTTTTCCCACCTTTTTCTCTAACTGGTATCAGATTTTTACCTGACCGAGTATTAATAATTATTTCATCACCTTTTTTCGCATCATAAGAAGGCAACCAATAAGAATGCCTCAGTTTTGAAGAAATATTACCGTTATTCGTGTAGGTAGTATCTTGTAACATGTAATATTGTAATTTGCAGTCTTCATTCACATCTAAAACAACGTATTCCTCTTTCGCATCCCCATGATTATGGATACTTCTTATGCTTACTTTCATTTTAACACCTCGCTTTTTAATCAATCTTAGAGAGGTATTAGCCCTGAAACAACAAGGTTTTATGTGACAGTTGTCACGACTAGGTAGTTTGAGGGATGGCAACTACTGCCCCCAATGGACCCTGGCGGTATGGGGGAGTTGGGTGTGGTTGAGGCAGAGCAAGCCGACAACGGCGAGCTGACAATCCGCCTGTTTAAGCGCAAATACATGCTGGGCGATGACGGAGAGATCATCAAAACGAAAGGAGAGCTGATGGATGTCCCGGCGAACAGCTGGATCGATGTTCGCCTGGATATGCCCGCAGATTCACTGTTTAACCAGTGGATGAATCAGGAGCCTCAGAAATAGCAGCACGCTGATTCCAGATGCTGTTTTGCGGCATCTGGACACGTACAGAAATATACTGGTCGTGAGGAATGTCGGCCGGATCGCCCTCATTGATACCCTGTAGTTCGTTCCTGGCGAACGCTGGCGCTTCTGGATGCACACGGTGATAGGTTTTCACCAGTACCGAACCATCAGCATGAACCTCATAGTCCAGCCAAATGAGCGGCTGCTTGTTGCGGTCGGTGGGGATGTCAAAACCGCCGTCAATGCCGCCCCATGCAGCGTCGGAGTTCAGCCCCTCACAGCCTTCTACCAGATATTCACCTGTGGCCAGACGGGTTACAGTGCAGCCTTCTGATTCCTCATTAGTCTGGTATGAGCCGTTCGAAAATACTTTCACCACAGGTGATGCTGCTTTCAGTGTGCCATCGCTGGCCCTCGTGGTATTGCCCGTGGTGTAAGCCTCCTGATATGACCAGGACGTGCCACCGTAATACGAAAACCACGTCCGCCTTAGAATGTAGGCCTGATGAATACGGGTTGGTCGGCTGCCCCGATTGACGACTATAGACGTAATACCGGTATTTGCAGTTAACCCGAGCTGGGTCTGTCCGTCATTTTGATGGGAGGAGAAACAGGTCGGTGTAAATGCGTCCATAGCGTCCAACAGTGGGCCGTCTCCGTTGATAGTTCCAAGCCCAAATGCGCCCACTTGCATGATGTTCCCGGCAGTCGTTCCGACGTCCTTTGTCGCGCTACTTCCTAAACCGAGGTTTGTGCGAGCGTCTTCTGCCTTCGTTGCCCCGGTCCCGCCGTCAGCGATTGCAAGCGCACCGTTGCTCCCTTTCTGCGCCAGTTTCCCGATGCCAGGGATGGTTACGGCGGTGCCGTTGATGGTCACGGTAATGCTCTGATTTGCTGATGTGGTAGCGAAGGTCTCCCACGCACCGATATTCTCGTCATACTCTTTGATGAGCTGAGACATCGCCTGCGCCAGACCATCGACCGAGATATTGTCTGATACCAGAATGCCGTACTTCTGGCCGCTCAGCGCCGGGGAAGCAGCTGGCGTAACCGTCATCGATGTGGCGCTGTTCACGGATGAAATCTGGAACATCTGGACCGGGTTAGACATGACGATAATCGTCTGTCCAGCGCGAACCTGGCTGGCCGGTGCCGTCCAGTTTGTGCCAGTGCCGGTTGCGGTATTTCCGTTAATAGCGATAGTGCCAGTGTTATAAAGCATGAACTACCTCACGATAATAACGATCGTTTGAAACGATCAATCATGTAAAATTGATCGCTCATATCAATCTGACTATTTTTTAAACTCTAATAAAATGGATATTCCCGCATTTACAGGAATGTAGAAATGAAACGATTATTTGCTGCAATATTTTTGCTGCTGGCTGGCTGTTCCAGTAAACACACAGACAACGCATTCAGAATGGATTATCCGGTTGACGCTGCCCGTTTATCATTGGGCGGTGATATTCACGTTAATATTGACTGCGCCACGCGAGAAATGACGGTTATTTCTGACAGCAGCAATGGAATATTTAGCCGCCATGTAAATAAGCGACTCAGTAATATTTGCTATAAAAAAACCGATAAACTGGATGTTGTTTATCGCTTCAACGCAGCGAAAGGCGTGAGACAAAACATGATTGCCACGCAGTATCCTCGCGTTCCCCCTGAGTCAAATACCGACAAACTGAGCAATGGGGATTCGTAATCCCCTACCCTGAAATGTCTGGCTCCAGTTGCGCTGATTTTTAGATATATATCTGCCCTGCAGCTGCGAGCCAGTCCATTTGAGCACTACACCTGAATACCCTACAACCGTGCCATCATCGCTGAGATTACCTGGGCAGTTATTTACCAGAATCCAGGGGTTGAAACTGAGACTTACTGAGAACGTATTGTTCTGCAGGTCATAGTTCGCTGGCACATCAAAGAACCCGAATACTCTCGGCATCTTAGACGCTGAGGCCGCACTCCAGATAAGGTTTCCGGCACTATCAAACACATCGAGATAGCCGCTCTGGATGCCAATATTTCGCGCAGTTCGGATCATGCTACCCGCATTATCTTCCAGCATATCAGCACCCGGAAAACCGTATTTGTTCGTACCCAGCTGCAGCCACCTTAAGCGCCCGTCATTCCAGAATGCCTGAGGAGTGGTGCCAAGTGTACTGCCATCACCAAACGGGCTATCAACACGGTAATAGCCTTTATTGGTTACGGCACCCAGCGCGCGTTGATCATAAAACATGGTCGATCTGTTTTGTGAATCCACCAGCAGTTTTCCGTCGCTGTTGTAAACTTCGAATCCGCTCATTGAAAGTTATAAACCTCAACATTGAGAGTGATTGCGGCACTTCCACCCGTGGGGAGATAGTAGAGAGTAAAGCCGCCGTTATAAGCGCGGCAAAAATACTCGTTTACAGTCACGCCAGTTGAAACGATGGTGACAAACGTCCCGTCCTGCGTTGCGCCAGAAAAGGCGACATTTTTTGACGACTCTCCTGAAGCAAGCGAAACAGTTGCGCTGCCCATGTAACGGACCGCGTAATCGCTTAAATCCACTGCAACCCGCCCTGCACTATCCCAACATTGCAAACCCTGTGGCATTACCATAACCCCATTCTGACGCGCAGCACGTTGTTGCTGTCGTAGATACGAATGAGAGTGCTGGATATCAGCATCCTCCCGCCCCCGGCCACGCCGTTAATTTCGAACGTCCCTCCCTTATCAAGCTTCCAGCCGGAAGAACCAGCCACATAGTTATTCGACTGGATATAGTTGCCGATTTTGGCGTTCTCAATGGTGCCGTCCTGAATGAAGCTGGCCCGAATGAATGTCTGCCCGTTCTGGATCACGAACGGCAGAGCCACGCTGTTTCCGGCTGCCGTGGTGACGGCGAAGCGGTCAGCCAGGAAGATAACCTGCGACTGCATGCCGGATGGCGTATTCTCCACTCCGATACCCATTCCCGCGGCGTAATACTGCCCGTTGCTGGAGACACCAACCTTGATGTTGTACATCGCGCTGAGGTCGCCGTTTACGTTAGCTATCGCCTGAGCGTTAGTTGTGATGGCAGAGGTATGCCCGTTCACCGTCGCCGTGATGCTGTTTACTTGCGTGGCCATAGCCTGCTGGTAATCGGAGAACGTCTGGTTCAGGCTGTTGATGGATGCCTTGTTGCCGTTGACGTCCGTCTGCAGGCTCAGCAGCGAGCGCGCCGTTGCCTCCCTGTCGTTGACAATCACCTCATCAATACGGTCCAGATTCGCGCTGTTGCCGGCGACCGATGCAGAAAGGGTTTTACGCGCAGCCACCTGCGCTAGCCCGTTCTGGATAATGGCAATGGCTGAGTTCTTCACCCCGCCCGTCATGCCGTCCATAGAAACGCTGATGTTGTCGATTCGCTGGCCCAGGGCGGTATCAGCCGTCGCAACGGTCTGCTCAAGCTGACTGAGTGAAGACGAAACATTCCCGACCGTGCTCGAAAGCTCATTAACGCTGGTCTGAACCTTCCCGACGTCCTGGGCATTTTTGGCGATATCCTTCGCCTGCTGCTCCAGTTCGTCGTTGGCCTGTTTGATATCGTTAGCCATGCCAGCAATTTTTTCATTGCTGTCCACTGCATTCTCGATCAGGTCTTTAAACGTTTCCGACTCTTTCATATCCTCCAGAATGTCATTGGTTATTTCGCTGACATCTATCGAGGACGTGCCCATGATCCAGTCGGTCCAGTCCCCGGCGTTACCGATACGGTCAATCAGGCGCGCGCGGTACCACTGGCGAACGCCGGCAGGCATGGGGCCATGCTGATAATCTGCAGCCGGGTACGGCACCAGGACCAGCAGTTCAGGATTGGCGTAGTCGGCAGTTGTGGCGCGCTGAATCTCTGTATAGGCCGTGTCGCCTGAGCCATCCGGAAATTTCCAGGTCAGGTCGATATGCCAGACCACATCTTCGGTCGCCAGGAAGTTGAGCGGAGTACCCGGTTTTCCCGTTTTACCGGAGAGATAAGTTGTTTCACCGTATCCCCATGGTGACGACGTATCCTGCGCATTCAGCGCCCGTACGCGCACGTCATAGCTGCCCGAATAAATGCCCTGAACCGAGAAACCCTGCGCGCTGGTAACCGGAACGTTTATCCAGTCCCCGTTGTCCTTACGCCACTGGGCAACATACCGAATTGCGCCCTCTACCTTATCCCATGACACGTCCAGGCTTGCTACAGTCAGCCCCTGAGACACATGATCGCTCTCAGTCACCACGATATTCTCCGGAGCAGACAGGACGCTTATCGGCGTGACGGTGATCGGGGGAGACTCGACCCGAACGCCGTCATCGATGTAACGATATTTGTTTGGATCGTGCTGAACGGCCGTAATAGTGAAACCGCCTGTGCTGTCGTCGTTAGCCGCGATTGAGGTGACCCTGAAGTACTGTATTGCGAGGTCATCACTGTCTATCGCCCAGACAGCGCCCGCCACAGGAACCTGACTGAATGCCGTAGCCACCGTCACCGTTTTTTTATCGGCGCTCACCGCGCTGATTGTCCGCGTCTGGGCTTTTCCGTCGGGAAGGTTAACCACCAGCCGGTCTTTCGCCGCGTAGTCTACTTCTCGATCGAGGGTAATCTGGCGGCCGTTGACCGCGCTTATGCGGCCCCCGTTCTCCTTACCAGAGCGGAAAGGATCGGCGACACCGATAATTTCAGCGGGCAAAGGGATATAACCGTCCAGCCCCACGCCAAACGATACGGTCCCGTCTTTGGCATTGGAGAGCAATACCCAGCGACCGCGTCGGTGCGCTTCACTTTGCGAGGTGCAGCCGATTGCGGTCAGGGACGTCTGCCGGACGTCGTAACGTTCTACAAGCGCCGAATCGTAAACCCCCTCAACGGTATCGCTGTAATGGTTCTGCGGATCGGACCAGGACACCAGGCAGGAGCTGTAGCGATTCTTGTATGAGCCGCCCGCATAAGTAAACAGCCCATCGATAACGTTTGAGACGTTATAAACCCAGTCAACATCGTCCTGCGGGACGTCTGCCTGGACATAAATCTGATCGTTGCCCCAGAACGTTATTCCACGGAATACCGCGGCGAGATCGTTAAGTACCTGCCAGGCGTCCTCCTGGCTCTGAATGAAAACGTTGCAGGTGAAACGCGGTTCGGTGCCACCGGCCCCGTCGGAAACCATTTCGTCACAGTACTGGGCGATTGAATACAGCGCCCACTTATCCACCATGGACGCATCCACGCGCGTGCCCATGCCGTAAATTTCATCCAGAACCAGATCGTAAAATATCCAGGCGGGGTTATTGGACCAGGCCATTTTGAACCCGCCGGACCATGAGCCAGAATAGGTTCGGGTTGTCGGATCGTAATTATCCGGAACCTTAATCAGCTTGCCTTTTATCTTACAGGTCACTTTCGGCGCGCTGCCGTTGAACTGGCTGCTGTCCACTTCGACATACAGGAGCGCGGTTAAAGGATAACGAAGCTTGCTGTCGATGACTTCTGCATACGAAAACACCTTGAAGGCGTTAACCAGTTTCGAATTTGATCCGCTGGCATCAGCCGTAATACGCCTGACCCTGACAGACCAGCCGGACGTGGATTTTGGCAGATCGATACGGTGGTCACGCTGATATTCCGTCGTGGTCTTTCCGTCAAACTTGCCGTTTACAACCGTTTTCCAGGCGCCGCCATCCGTTGATAAATCGATCGCATACTCGGTGACCGTGCCCACCATATCGCCGTTATCTTTATAGAGATACTGGACCGGAAGGCTGAGCTTGATGCGGATGGCATCCAGGGAAAGATTGGTAAACTGGCGTGTCCATGGCGCGGTGGTGGTGACAGTTGTGCCAACCGCCAGCTCGTTATCGACCTGGGGCATCCCGGCAATATAGGTCTGGTCCTGTGTGCCCTTCCGGAACTCCCATTTCACGCCGCTGAAGTTGTAATCCCCGCTGTCGTTTGCCAGCGGCGTATCGTTGAGAAAAATATTCTGAGCGGTCAGGTCGCCCTGTATTTCCCCCTCAGAAACGGCAATGAGCATTTTTAATTTTGCGACCGACAGCAGATCGTCAGGTTGCTCAACCGGAGTATGCGCGCTTCCACCGCCCCCTTTTGCACCCTGTATGATGGTTTCACCATGGAGAAGTTGCATTTTTACCCCATTAAAAAACCCAGCCTGAGCTGGGTTATTTGTTAGTATTAATGATGGCGTCTTATTACATGTTTTTGTAATAACTAACTTTTGAGTCAAAGTCCTGTTTTGCGAGTGGCGTTTGACTGGTTACATAAGCTTCCCACGAACTATAAGCCTCAACAAGAGCACGACGTTCCTCTGTGTCTTTAGTATTGGCTTTCATGGTTTCAAACACATTCGCCCCAATTTCTTTAAGCTTGCTCTTTCTGGTGGCGCTACATGTTGTTATTGCATCAGCTACCGAATTATCCCATCCAACTAATTGAAGAATCTCTATACGCTTCTGAATAACAAACTAATCTGCCGAGGCATTAAGCGCAGCCTTAGATAAAAAGTCCGCAAACTCCTTTTTACTATGCGGCATTTGTTTTGGCATCGTAATGTTATCTTCACAATTTGCTAAATCAGCGTATTGCTTTTGTAAATTGTTATTCTGATTTTGTGGGGCACAACCTGAAATAAAGAGCACACCAAATAAGACCAAACCGTATTTTTTCACTTTCATCTCCTTGATCGACATCGTTTTGGACATGATAACCAAGGGAGATTGCAATGTAACGTTCATCTTATTCGGTTGCATTTCACTATTGCTGATCGCTCGAGTACATACCGGCGCTGACTATCGCTCCCCCAGCCTCGATCAGACCGTAGGCCAGGGGGACAGGATGCCCCATAGCGACGGTATTGACCGGCGCCCCGAAGGCATAGTTAGGCGTGTTGTCCGTGCTGGAGGATTTACCCGCGCCGAAGGATGGCTGGGGTGTGAGCATCTGGACAACGCCGCCCAGCATCATTGACACCCCAACCCCGGTCAGAATTGACGTGGTGCTGATGGCTGTTGCACTCATGGCCGCCCCCCAGGCTGCCATGCTCGCACCGGCGGTAAAGAATGCAGCGACCAGCGCAACGGCACCGACAACTATCTGCAGGACGCCCGAGTTTTTGGCCCCCTCATAAACGGGCACGATCCGGTACACGCTTCCACCGCGGGTCATATCAAACTCTTCTAGCCCGATATTGTTGTCGCCGTTAAAAAAGGCGAAACGGATCCCCTTCATATGAGCTTCCGACATGTATTTTTTGAATCCGGGAACCTGTGAACACATGGCCCTGAGCATTTCGCGCAGGTCGGCAACGTCAAACTGAACGCGAGCCCCGAATTTTTTAGCCATCTTACCGTCGAGAATAAGCGTTTTAAGCATTCATGCTGTCCTTATGCCTGACCACCCGGACCGTTCTGTCGCGATAATATTTCCCATACGGCGTACGCGAAGAAAGGTGCCCGAACAAATGATGAAGAATGATGTTGTCACCCAGATATACAGCGGCGTGATTGGTCACCGATGCCTGCACACTCATCATGATGATGTCCCCGGGCTGCATAGCACCGGCGTCAATCTCAACGAACCCCTCACGCTCCCAGTTGTCATCGTAGAGCCGCTCTTTGCCGCTCTCCCACCATTCGTAAGGCACTGAATAGTTCCCGAGGCCAATATCATATTCACGCTGATAATATTCCCGGATCAGCGACCAGCAGTCCGCGTAACCCAGCAACCATTGCCGCCCGGCATAATCCCGGTCTTCACGCGGGGAAATCGTACAAAAATCACCGTCCGGCCAGGACATGATCCCCCACTCAATACCCGACCAGTCACACTGGATGCGGTCCAGCTCGGAGGGCACCAGCCGGACCACATCCGGATGGGAGTGAATGACCATAATGATTTCACCGAGCGCGCGGGCAGCAAGCTGGTCTTCCGGAGAGAGCGTGAATGTTTCCTCCGGTTTATCCGCGATGTTGCGACAGGGAATAAAGATTTGCTGCTGCCCTGACTGAACAATCAGGCCACAGGCTTCTTTGGGGTATTCACCAGCGACGTGCTGACGGATAGCATCCAGCAATTTTTCACGCATTATCATTTCCCCTGCAGGTTGGCGGCCGGAAAGCCCCCGAATGGCAGCGGCGCGTCCGGACCGTGACGATCCTGACAGTCCTGACGGCGACCGCCACATACATCCTTCGACGGATCATCGGTAGGCGTGCCATCCTTGGTAAAATATTTCGTACCGTTGTAGTCGCATCCGGTTCCGCTTCGGTACCAGCCCCGCATACACCAGGTGCAGACAGGCGTAATCTGCCGGGTAGGCAGCTGAAGGCTCTGAATATCGAAGGGAGAGCACAGCTCAAAATCAACCTGTACCCTCGTCTCTGCGGTTTTGGCATTGACGAAAAAGAGTTGTACGCGCTCATCGGCCGGGCTGGCCCCCGGATTGCCGTCTTTCCAGTTGGCGGCATCGAGGTACTTAGAGAGCGTTGTGTGGATTTTTACTTTCGCCCGGACCATGTCGTCATACTCCAGGCATAGCGCCGTGACATAGTTCCCGACGTTCCCGACTGAGAGCGTGGGTGTCGGCTGGGACCCGGTACTTGATAACTCCATACCCTTCAGTTCGTAAGGATGAGGATCGTACTGGTTGCCCTGCCAGATTATGGCGGGCAGGTTCTCAGCGGCGAAGGCTGCCCACCCCTCCTCCTGGATATTGTGCGCATGAAACCGCAGCACCTGATCCATACCGAATTCGGTGCCGTCGATCTCAATCAGCTGAATAACGCTGCCGGGCTCAAGCTGTTGTATATCTCCGGTAAAACTCATATTACCCCCATAAAAAAAAGCCGCCCGGAGGCAGCTTTCAGTGTTTGTCGAGAAAATCAGGGCGCGAACGCCTGTTCAAAAGTGAAGGCCACAGTGGCTTTTTTCCCGGTAGGGAATGAAACGCTGAACGAATCGGCTTTCATTCTGAACAGCTTTTTTTCACCCCATGGCGTGGTCCACCAGAACGATTTAGTAACGTGAGACATCAGAAAAGCGCGCAGCGCAGCCGCCTCCTGTCTGGTGCCCGTCCAGTCCAGGTTCCACGTTTCCTGTTTGTCGTTGATCCCCATCCCCGCTATCTGTTTGTAGCCATCCCCGAACTGGGCCTGCAGCGTTCGGGCTGTTTCAGTGCCCTGCGCTGTTTTTCGCGTGCGCCAGGTAAACGTGTCCGTCACTATGTCCTCCTCGAATAAAGCACGCCGCCTGCGGACATTTCTTTTTTCAGTCGCTCGGTGATTGTCTGCTGAACAATCGCCTGCAGCTGTTTCGCCGTCCCCGTGGCGTTCGCCTGATTTATGCTTCCGTCACTCCCCTGCTGGCTGATGCTTACTGGGGCATAAACACTGATCCCGCCCATGCCAGCACCGGCAGCGCTCCCGCCGCCGACCAGACCACCCGAGGCATACCCGCGCATCAGGCGATAGAGATTGGCCACACCGATGCGGCTGGTCGATTCTTTGGTGAAGACGAATTCCCCGCGATGTACCACGCCTGCGGGCTCATATTTGCCGCCGTGCCCTGTAAAACCGCCAACGTCAAAACCCTTTGGCCGGTAGGACGGAACCGCGAACGACTGACCTGCAGAGGAGGTTTTCGCCCCGCCGCTAACCCAGCCCATTGCGCTCTGGATGGTGTAAGCCACCAGCAGCTGGTTGATAACGGACACAATCATTTTAAGGATCGAGCTGGTGAAGTCCCTGAAGCTCGCCTTCCCGGTTGTCGTCAGGCTGGTAAGCTGGCCCGCCAGCCCGCTGAATGTAGCCCGAGAAATCTGCTGAACAGAGCTGAAAACGTTTGTCGCTGAATCCTGATATTCGGCCCAGCCCTGTTTCGCACCGGCCAGCCAGTTTGCGCGCAGGGCATCTTCAGCCTCAAACGTCGCCCTTTGCTCTTCCAGAACCTTTTGCTGCGCCTGAGGGTTGTACGAATAGCTTTCGCTGAGACGCTGCAGCGTAGTTTGTCGCCCGGCTTCCCGGGTGGATACCC